ATAGCCATTCTTCTAAGTTCCTTTCGAGTTGTTCTAGTTTGTCGTTAGTTTTCTTGTCTTCGACCGTTACCGAGTATCGCAACGTGTGACCGTTCTTGATGCTCTCGCAATAAAGTAATTGCAGCACCCGTGCGCAATCCATCTCCCATAAAATAAGTTCCATCGGGATGCCATGCCGCAACGCGAAGTATTCCAACTGCGCATCTAAGCATGGCGAATCTCCTTTCCCGATGCCCCGCTTTCCATGCGAGCGATTCCGATGCGTGAGACCGCTTCCATTACTTGAGCGATAACGCTTTCGAGTTCATCCTCATGATCCAGCGCAAAATCTGACAAGATCAAATCACGCTCGTTTTTATCCTTGCGTGCGTATTCCTTAAACTCATCTTTGCCCAATGACATAGCGAAAACCACCTCTGTGATTGCGCTTAATTCGTCTGGTTTTTCTGACTCATTAAAGCAATCGTTTCCAATCATTTTTAGTTTCTGAATCCTGCCAAATGATAGCTGATGTAATGGTTTCCCCGCTAGTGTGATTTCACCTAGCCATGCCCCTGATAGTTTGTTTTCTCTTTCGCTCATATCTTTTATCCGTTCAATCTGCTTGCTAGTTCACGCTTTTGATTTTGTGACAGTTTCACGTCAATCATCGTGCTTGCTTTACCATTGGTCATGTAAACGCTCTGAATTGCTACTCTGTGCAAATGCAACAACTCCTTGCGATTAAGTGCAAATGCCAAGCAATAGCTTTCGGCATTGTTTGGAAATTTTGCAATGTGTCGCGATGCATCCTCAAATGTTGCAACGTGATTGAGCGCGTAAGTATCAATCGCATGAGCAAGCCAATCTTGCGGCGTAAATCCTTTTTGCGAGGCTTTCACAAATGCTGACAAGTGATGCAATGGGTGAGCCGCCGGCAATGTGTCCATACGTGACCATGCGCGTGACATGGCAATCGAATCGTGTTTGCCGTCTAAGCTGTGAGGCTCAAAATAGTAGCGAGAATAAACCGTTCCGTTTTCGTGCGAGATGATCTTGCATGGCACGTCTTGAGCGTTCGGGATTCCGATGCTCATAAGTGAGGTTGCAAGGTTGATGTCACCTGTTCCAAATTTCTCCATTTTCTTTTTCTTGTTTTGAGTTGTTAGGATGATTTACCGATTGCAACGATTGTCAGATTTGTCCCCGCTGATGTTGCTGTGATGACTAAATCAGCGGTCAACATACTGCCAGTAAAACCGCTTGTATTCCAAATTTTACAAGGCAGAGGCAAAACCTGAGTGCCATTTGTCGCCGTCGCGCTGCCGCTTGTAACGTTGATTTCAAGCGCATAGATACGAGCCATAGATGGCAGTGTCACGCCTTCAAAGTCTTTTCCGTCTCCGTCTAATACTTGAACGCCTGAGCTTACAACTCCAGCGGTTGTGTCGGCACTTGTTGGCGCGGCTGTAATACCTAAGCCGCTTGGGATTGCTATGTTCAGCGTTCCATCATTGGCTAGGTAGTTGCCGTTTGCATCTGCTTTTACTGTCAGAATAATATCGGCACCTGAGCTTGTCACAGAGTATTTAGCGGCGATTGCAGCATTTGCGTTTAATCCAGATGCAAGTGCGCTTGCAACTAGTGTAGCGGTGTTGGCTGATGTTGTCAGCGGGATTGTCACAGCTAGCGGCGATCCTGTTAATGTGGATCCCGTTACGGTAACAATGCAGTTACCGCTCGATGTTGCACCTGCCGCAGCAACGACTGTGGCAGTTTCAACTTGTGCAACTCCCGCAACAAATGCCGCGCTGCCAGTGCAAACTCCAGTCTGGACATCGAGCGTAGCCGTGGTGCTTGATGTGGTAAGTCTTGCGCTAATTGCATAGCCAATATCGGCAGTTGTAAACGATTGCTGCGCGGCAGAAGTTCCTACTGTGACTCTGCCAGTTGTCAGCGATGAAGCGGGACTAGCGGTAAAGCTCGTTCCGTTGTTTGTTAGTGCCGATGCGATGATCATAAGATTTTATTAGCTAGCTGTTGCAAGTACGGTTGCGTCGATGCTTGGTTTATAAACACAGGTCAAATCACCCATTTCAAATCCTGTATTGCTGCGCTTCAATGATGCTTGCAAAACAATCACGCTGGCATTTGCTACTGGTGTAATTTTGAGCAAGTCAGTGGTAACCGTGAGCGAGTCCGCTGATGTGTTGGCAAGCGTTACCGTGTCAGCAATGCCGACCACTAAGCCTGCGCCTTTTACAGCGACCACGCCATCAACTGTTACGTCGATCGACTCGTTGTAAATGCTCATGCCTACGTCCTGCCCTACGTGATTGGGTGCGTATGCAACTTCGCTGTTGCCGTTGTAATTGATGTTTGCCGCAAAAAGACCCGTCGATGCGGATTCTGATGCGATGCCGAATTTTGCCGTTCCGAAAACTGTTGCGCTCATATTTTTATTAGTTAGATTTTGCACCCTGTGAGGGTGAAGGATATTTGTGAAATTGTGGTGTCGTTGTCTGCCGATGTTTCGAGTTCAAAGTCTCTTACATCGAAAATTCTTGTCAGCGTGTTGTCAGCCTCTGACCATGCAAGCAATGCAGTTACATCGCCAAGCAAGTCGTAAAATTGTTCCTCTAGCTCGTCTTTGTCGGCTAGTGTTGTGCCGCCGTTCGCCCTTGGCACCGTGCCAAGTTGTGCCGCAATGCTGAAATCAATCACCCCGCGCAAGATTTCATGCTCTTTGCTGCCAGTGATTGTTAGCTTGATTGCTGGAGGCTCAATTACAGATTGATCCCCGTCAATAAAAACATCCAAATCAGCAAGATCACCGATTGCGTTATCGGCGATGTAGTTTTTGAGTGATTTGAGAATGAGTGTCGAGGTCATGCCGCTTTCTGTTTTTTGAATTTAGCCGTTGCCGCTTTGTCATACCATTTGAGAATGTTTAGCAATGCGCGTTTCACTACCTGAGTCTTGCGCGATTGCGGCAGAATTTCAGGGCTAGCACTATGTTTTACGGTGTTGTTCAATTCCGCTTTTGGCGAAAAAACACTGCGCTTGGTTGTTGCATTTCCAAGGTTCGCGAACTTCTGAGCGTGTGGAAGAAAGTTTTTCCCGATATTGACTTTTTGCGTTCCGTTTTGCTTGCTCGATAGCTGATTGCCAGAACCAAACCAAGCACCTTTTGCCATACCAGCATTGTCACGCTTTGCCTTTAATGCCTCTTGCAAAATTGCTGGAGTAACGGTTTTTCTTTGATCAATCGGCAGTTTTACAGTCCTGCGCCGTCCGCGTGTTCTGTGTTGCTCAATCCATTCGTAGCACGCTTGCGGGGTTTTTAGCGATGGTCGAGATTCAACCAATCGACAAACATTCATAGCGTCGAGATAAATTGCTTTATTCTGAATGTCCTTTGTTTTTTTGTTCTTGCCAAATGCTTGAGTCGCACCTGCAAGCTCGCGTGCAATCTGAACTCCCCACCGATACAAGGCTTGCTCTGATGACTCTCCAAACGACTTCCTGGCGGCAGCGAGACTGCGCTCTAGTTGTCGGTTGTCGGTTTTCATAGTTAGCTTCATGCTCGGGCGATTGATTCCAATTTGAGAGTAATAAAAGAACGTCCTGAAACAATATCGGTTAGGCGAAAGCTGCGACTGCGAGATGATACCGATGATCCGATATAACTCTTAATCGCCGCCGTGTAAGCCGTTGTAAATTCAGTGCTTTCAACGACTGCCTGAAAGCTAGCAATCGGTGAAAATCCTGTATCTTCGTAGCTTTGAGAGTCGGCAATTTCATTCAATACCGCGCTAACAGATGCGCCACCGTTAATGGTGATGGTTTCCCCGCCAATCGTGGTGCGAGCGGATAGGAAAGCTTTTTTTGCAAATTCTGTTAGCGCGGACATTTTGAAAAAACCACCCCGCCATTTCTGACGGGATGGAAGTTATGATTACCAACCGAAAAGATTAGTCAGCAAGCAAGCAGATGTGCTCTGGCTTGAGAACTTTAGCACCCCAAAGAACACCGATTTCGTAGTGAACCATGCGGTAGCCAGGGTAAACAGCGAGCTCGAAGCTCAGTCCGCTGCGTGGGTCAGTAACAACTTCGCGCATCAAGGCGAGGTCATTGCCGCCAAGTGGAACTTCTGGCAAGCGAGTTGCGAGGATGATTGCGTTGCGGCTGAATGCTGCGTTAGCGTCTTGAGCGGAAAGAACGGTCACAGCATCGTTGTTGGCGATTGCTTTGATAAGTCCTGGAGCTGCAATGGTGATGTCGCCGTCTCCGTCACCTGCGAATCCGCTAGTCACGGTGTAAGTGTTGCCGCCGATGGTTACAAGCGAGCCAGCTGGGATCGTGCCAGTGCCAGTGTCAACGTGGATCGTGGTGCTGCCTACGGGATAACCAGCTACAAGGTCAACAAGGTAGTTTGCACCTGTGGCAGTGGCAGTCAATCCGATTTGAGCAGACTCACGAACACCGAAGCCCATAAGGTTGCCAAGAACGCCTTGACGAAGCAAGCCGTTTTCTCCAGCGTCACCAACATTGGTGAGTTGAGTTAATCCGCGCATTGCAGCGGAAGCCGTGGTGTTAAGAACCATGTGACGGTCGCTAAGTGGTGCGCCGCGATCATCCAAGAACTTCTTGGCAAAAGCTGCATCTTTCAGCGTGGTGTTGAAAAGCGTGCTGTTGCTTGGAGTGATTGCACCCGATGCGCCAAGTGCGGCAGCGTCAGCCAAGTCGTTTTCGATCTCATTTACGGCAGCGCGAATGGCTTGGGCGATTTGATCCTGAGCAACTGACAAAGTGCCAGCACCTTGGTTGACGGCGTATTGCTCTTCGGCACTCCAAGAAAATGGGAAAGCGCGCGCCTTGGTGATGGTAATGTTTTCGTTGCCAACGGTTTGATCTGCGATTGCAGGAAAAGCCATTGCAGCGGTGATGTCCTTGCCTGCTGTGTTTGCAGCGGTTTTGAACGAACGAAGATTTTGACCAACGGCAACGCGATCGGCCGAAGCGTCACGGGTTACGGATGGAATGAATCCGACAAGCTCACGAGAAACCACATCAAGTGCAGAATAAGCGTCAGCTACTAAGTTAGTAAGGGTATTAGACATGTGTTATGTTAGTTAATGATTTTGCCGCCAGTTTTGACGAAGTTCATGCGCTCGGCAGGCGTGAGCGTGTTGAACTGTTGGAGAGTTTTGTTTTTGATTGCGCTTTCTTCCTCGATTGCAACTGGTGCTTCATGCCCGTTTTGAGAAAGTAGCAAGATTGCTTTTTGTTCCGCGCTAGCCTCGGCAGTTTGCACTTCAGCTTGCAAGGTTTCGATCTGCGCTTGTGCTTGTGTTAAGCCTTCAGCGGATGCGTCACGCTCTGCGGTTAAAGTTGCAACTTGCGCTTGCAAGTCGGAGATTGATTGGGCATGGGCTGCGACTGCCTCGCGCTCAGCGGAGAGTTCAGCTTGTGCTGCGGTCAGATCCTCGGTAAGCGATGCAATTTGAGATTGCGCGGCTTCTAGGTCTGCTTTGTTTGCGAATGGGTTAAAGCTCATTTCGAGTTCGATTTTTGATTGATTTGTGTTACGTCAAGATTTTTTTTTAGATAATTTCATCTGCCAATCCTAGTTCGATTGCTTTTTGTCCAGAATACCAGCCTGCGCGGAAAACTTCTTCGTCAAGATCGGGTCTGCGCTCTAAAACAAACGATTGAAACGCTTCGCCGAATTGGTTTGCCGACTCCTGCAAAAATGCTAGTTGCTCCGCGTTAGGCTCAAGATGGAAAGTCGATTTCAGGGTTGCGCCTTCGTTGGTGATTGCCTTTGCCTCAACTCCGAGATTTCGCTCGTATTGAGTATAATCATACCAAGTCATGATCGTGCCAATGTTGCCGATTTGAGCGGTTTCAGAAATCAGAATTCGATTGGTTGCGCTAGCCAGCATGTAAGCGGCAGAGCAAGCGCACGAAGTCACAGTTGCGGCAGTTGGCACGGAAAGCGAGGCGATGTAACGCGAAAGCTCGATGGCTCCGTTCACGCTCCCGCCACCGCTGTTTATTACGAAATTAATTGCTTGCGCTCCCTGCTCTAATAAATCCTCAATCTCATCCTTAATCGAATCGTAGCTAGTAACAATTCCGACGATTTGATAGATTGCTGGAACGCCATTTGTCAGCATTCCCTGAATGTGGATCGTGCCGATGCCATTCTCTAGTGATGCTTTCGGGCGTAGGTTGTAAAAGTCATCAATCTCGATTTCGTTGAGGCTAGCCGTCATCGCAGCGTTTAGCTGTGAAGCATCACACGCGTAAAAGCGTTGCATTGCTAGGTGGTTATGCAGTTGGTTCTTCATTTGATGTTGATTGTTGTTGGCTCATTTCGTTTGGCGTGAGCATCACCATTTCGCGATCCTCAATAATCACGTTATATTTTTGTGCTACTTGCGCGGCGATGACTTTGCGTTGCGCGATTTCCTCGGCACGCTCGGTGTAATGCTCTGTCAGCGTTGTCCCTTGCGCTTCCAAAATGTCGCCCATGTTGATGGTGCCAAGTTTGAAGCCTTCGCGTGCCATTTGTGCTTCTCTGCCGTCATCCACGGTCAAACGTGGCGGCATGGTAAACGACCAAGAAAACGGCGCGGCAACTTGAGTGATTTTCCCGTTGGCAGCAAGGACTGCATAAGCGTATTCCAGCTTGCGCTTTGCAATGTATTTCAGCACCTTTTGACGTGCCAAGATTGCCCTGCGAGCGCGTTCAACTTCTGCGCGTTCTGCCGTGCCTTGTCCCGCTGGCTTCCACGTCATTGAATAGCTCCAGCCGATGCCGATCAAGCTCATGCGAATCATGCGATCATGAAATGACTCCCAAATTTCACCTGGGTTTTCATGTTTAATCGTTTCAATTTTGCTGCCGCTACCTGCCACAAAATAACGGTTTGTTCCTGGCTGAACTCGCTCAAAAGTGATTCCGCTCTCGGTGTTGCAAGGCATGTCAGTGTTTGCTGGATCGTCCAAATCAGCACCACCGATTTCGTTGTGTTCGACAAGTCCAATGCTTGAAACGATCATTTGGCGGATGCGCTCATACTCTGTGGATTGCAAGCAATGCTTTAAATCCTCCAGCGCGTGCGTAAAGCTTGGCAATCCGCGCCCTTGCTCCTGCCATTCAGGATTGAAGCCGTGGATGATTTTGTAAGCTGGAAAATCTTCGTATGATGTTGATTCCGTGCCAGTGCTGATTCGGTAGGCAATGGGTCTGCCAGCTTTGTTGTAAATCACGCCATCGCGGATGACTGCGCCTTTGTAGGCTCCGTCTTTTAGCTCTTGCCCGTCCGCTGCGCCTTTGCTCCAGCACTGATGGTAAGGGATGGATTGAAACTGTGGAAACGTCCCGCTTGAATCGTAGGTCAAAAGCGTAAAGTCCCCGCCGTCTCGATCCATGGCGATGGATGTCAAACGTAGGTCTGTTTGCCAATCATACATCCCGCCGCGGATGTCGCTGTTTGGATATAGCACGTTAATTAGGTATTGCGTGGCAGCATTGCCAGCATCACGATCTGCACCCGTGTAAGTAGGAAGCCAAGCCTCGCCCACGCTGTAATCAGCTTTTTGATTGATTGCTGCCCTTGGCACTCCCATGTTGGTGTATAAACGCCGTGATAATGCCGCTAGCGTTCTGCGGTCATTCATCGGGATGAGCTTGTCAATATCACCATCACGATTTTCATACTGAGGCGAGCGGCGAACGTCACGAGTTGCGGCGTGAGCAAATTTTACAGTTTGTCCGTATTGGTCAACGATCATTGGAAAAATACACGGGTTCGGGTTGTCGAATAAAAGCCGTTGTCATAATGCCAAACGACCCGTTCCAGCAATGCTAGCCTGTCAGCTTTTGAAATAGTCGTTGACTGTGAGAAGGTTTGACCGTTCACCGTTGCGCTAGTTAGCTCTTTGCCAGCGTCCGCTGATGTGGCAACCTCCAGCGCAATCGTGGCGTATTCGTCACGGATTGATTGCATGGCAGTCGCGTTAGTTCGCGTAGCCTTTGCCACCGTTAATGCTAGCCGAGCAAGATTCATGCGCGTATTGCGCGATTGATTCTCCTTGCGTCAAGTATTTTTTTCAGCGTATTTTATTCTCCCTTGAATACACCCCGAACGTAAGCAACTGCGACATTGTAATAAAGGCAATCCCAAAGGTGGTTATTGCGATTCAGGGTTTTCCAGAACTGAGTAACATTGCCTTTTGCGTCTGTCGTTTCGGCTCTGACCTCTGCTTTCAGGTGATTGCGGAAATTGTCGGAAACGTCAAGCGGCAGCTCGATCCTGCCAGCGTTTAGCAATCCATCCGTGTCGTCTTTAAATCGTTTTGAGCTAACAAAGAAATAGCGCACGATCTGCTTGCTCTTGGTCATCATGCGCCCGTATTTTGAGTAAGCCTTGGCAACTTGTTTCCCGTCCTGCGTCTGGTGCGTGAACTCCAGCTTGTCACTTCCGCGGATGCCCGTCCAGCCGTTGCGCTCGATCATGGCAAGAACGTCGAGGTTTTCCGTGTCCCATGAAATGTCCACAAAGACGTTACTAGCTGCGATCCCTGCTTTATCCTGCACCGCTTTTAGCTTTGCCTCGCTGTCGATGTAACCCTCGGAAAGCACCCTGCATTTCGCGTCCTTAGTCCATGCTGCGCCAATGTGCCAGTAATGCCCCTTGCCGCAGTCAATAGTCATGTAGCGACCATGTTCGTTTTCGATTGGCGTTGCGCTTAGTTCTTCTTTTGAAAAATCACCGATGGCAATTTCCTTTTTGTCTGGCACAAAGTTTTCATCCCAAAACTCTGCAAAGTCTTTTTGCCGCAACTGCTTCCAAGGTTCAATCCGTCCATTGTTGAGTTGATCTTTTGCATCAAGAATCCTGCCGACAACTTCGCTGTAAGACACCCACCACATCGTCAGACGTGTCACGCCGTGAATGTAAACCATGCGCGGATTGCTGCCGATTCGCTCTAAAATGTAGGTGCTGGAATCGCATAAGGCGCGTCGATCTTGAATGCTGTCTTTGTGAATGTGTCCGCAATTCGGGCATTGAATCCGCGCTGTATCGCATGTTGCTTGCCGATCAAGTTCGCCGTCTTTTTTTACAATGTCATATTTCAAGTTTGCATCGCTCCAATCGTGATAGTTGCCGCATCCCTGACATGCCCACTTGTAAATGTATTCCGTGGCAATCTTGCGTTTTCTGAATCCTTCTTTATGTTTGTAACCTCCCTGCGAAACGAAGAAAGCTTTTCGATTCCATCGCTCGTGATGCCGCGCCAATGCTTCTTTTATCAAGCCGTCATCCCATCGCCAATCCTCATCGCCAAAAACGTAGCGCACCGATACTTCTTGGAAGTTTGTGAGGTTCGCGCCTACGAATTGCATCGCCATATGAGGCCAGATGATCTCGGTTTTTCGTGAGCTGTGCCGATCCTCAGGCCACAAGGTTTCCAGCGATTTGCATTTTTTCAATGCTGGCAATAATCGAGACTCAGCCCAAAACTTGGCTTTATCGTTTGCTTGTGATGCGTAAAGCAAGTTTCCTGCATCCTCGCTGACAATGTAGCAAAACAAAGCCTCTGCCATTGTTGACTTTCCACTGCCAGTTGGCATGGTAACATACACCTCCTGCACGTCATGATTGCGTATTTGCTCCATCGGGAAACGCCACCAGGGGAATTGGTCAATATCAAATTTTGATGAACGCTCTGAACCGACAATGTGGACGTTTTGAGCGCACCAATCGGCAACTTGTAAATCTGATGGCGGTCGCACCGCTCGGCAAAAGGCATCACTCATTTTCCATTGCTGCTTTTAGTTTTTCACGCCGCTCCCAAAACTCGCTTTGTTGGTCGGCTAGCATTTCGAGGAAGTCTCTATCTCGCTCATCGAGGATTGCGGCAATCTGATTCGCGCTAAGTCCCTCCAGAATTGGCGGAAGTTCTGATCTGCGTTTCATGGTTGCCGCCCTGACTGCCGCGCCAATCTTAGCGTCTCGCGTGTCGATCTCGGCAATCCTGACAACTTCCATTTTCTCCTCGGCAAGCTTCAACTCTGCCAGTCCTGCCTGTGCCGCTTCCTTGCGAGCTTTTGATTCGTCGATGTCTGGCACGCCTTCAAAGCTGACAACGTCCTTTTTCTTTTCGCGTAGCTTGGCAACGTAAGCTTTGACCGACTCGATCAAGTCTGCTTTGCCTGTTTTTGTTTTTCTGACTACGCCCTCGGAGTGTAATTGTGTGACCCGTGCCACTGACAAACCAAACATTTCTGCCAGTTCTGACATGGTGCATTCGTGTGTGTCCTTCGGTATGTGCTTTCCTGCCATGGTTTTTAAGAGCTTATTGCAAAATTTATGCATTTATACTGCCCGTGAGACGCAG